CCATTCATTACGAATACGGCGGGTTGGTGACGCAGTAATAACTTAACTGCCTCACTTGGTCTAGCACGCAATTTGGACTTCAAGAGCATTATCCTTCCCATAGCCTCTCGTCTCTCTGAGCGGGAGTCTGCGGGTTGGGATGCCTTAGGTATTTTCGACAACCTCTTTTTGAGGGCGTCGAGAATGATTTTATTCTTCCTTTCGTGAGGTTCTATAGCAATCATTCCATGCTGTTGCGCGAATAGGTTCCTGTCAGACGCGGCGGTGTCCAACACGTCCTTCAAAAGCGGACGAGACTTATCAAAGTTGCTGGTTTCGATCAGTTTCTGAATTAGGTTTTTGTCATCTTTTGACGGATGTGGAGGTTCCACCGGTGTTATGATGGGAGCCGAAAGTGCAACCTTGGCAAGTTGTATATCGGACATCTCGAACACACTCCTCAACCTTTTCCTCGTGCCTGTGGAGAGCTTCTCTCTGATCGGTAAACCGAGCCCACCTAGTTCTAGTGGTAGACTAAGTGGGACCTTCTGGTGCCGGGCCATGATTATCATTGGTATGTGATCATCAAGCGCCATCTTTCGGATGAGTCGTGATTCACGGCCGCGGGACGTAAGGTCATGTGTGAGACTTTCGAGTCTCGCTATGGTGTAGGGTTGGTGATCCGGATTCACCAACTGGGAAGGCGTGACAAATTCACGCGCTGGGAACGTGAGAAGTTCCTGGCAATCCTTGAGTATGACTTTCACAGGAGGACCGGTGAAAAGTCTTTCGCAAAACAGACCTGTCTTGCTCCTGTATGTCTTCGCCTCGTTGAGTTTCAGTCCAAACAAGACCAGCATTTGTTGGTACCGGTCATGTTGTGCCTTTGTTCCAAGGCCAATCTGATCGTCACCCATCACTTTGTAATGGTAACGTTTGTATTGGGACTTCTCCGAGAAGAAGATATTCAGGATCGTTAAGATCAGGAATGCGAGCGGGAGGCCCATAGCCACACCTCGTGTAGAAACATACTCTTGACCATCCTTTGTGGATTTAAAGTGTATTGGACCAGTAAGTCTGTCTATCACATTATCGTAGAAATGCGGTATATTGAGAGCAGACTTGGCTCCTTCCATGATGGCTCTCGCTGTCTCGAAGTTGATGAAGTCAGTGGAAACTGACCAATCAGCGGATTGATAAGTGAGAGTCTCGGAGGGAGCGGTTAAACGGATTTCCCGTCCGGCCAATACATCTTGGGAATGATGGCGTTTGAGTAGGTTAATGATGCGGTCATTGATGGGTCCTGCAATAGTTTTGACCCAGGCGGGGGGTACGCTGACTAAGCGTGTCTTACGGCCTCGGTCTCCTATAGGTGCCACGTGTACTTGTAGGGGCTGTTTCAGTTGAGCCTTCAACACCGCGTCGTTCATAGCTAACTCAGCGATGTTTTCCCCATAAGTCGAAAGATTTGTGTAATATCCATAAGCTCCGCCACTGGAACGGCTGTTTTCGATACAGCTGGCACGGGTTAGTGTCGGAATCGTGTTAAACGGTTTCGACTCACCTTTGTTAAGGCGACGGAGTAGATCCTCAGTGAAGAGTCGGAGCTCATGTATGAGTTCGGGTTCGACATTGGAACGATCTAGGGGGCAGACGCGTTCCCTGTGGGCTTTGATTGTTTCTTCGCTAACTGACGAGGTTAGTGTGGGAGCTGGAAGGGCCCGGAAGAATTGGGATAGTCTGAAGAGTGCCACAGTTAAGTTATCTCTCCTTAGACCATTGAGGAAGGGGTAAATAATTCGTCGGTACTTGGATGACATCCTCATTCTTTCATCCTTGTTGAATGCCGCACCCCGGATAACGAGATGTAACTCTTTGAGCACATGCGTGAGGAGACCCATTTGTTGGGCTCTGATGATATGCATCACGAAGAGTACTATGGACGTACCGGAGGGGCGTTGAGAGGGAAGGTGGATCAGATCCGACCCTCTCGCCAGGATCAAGGATGCGCGGAACGCATCAAACGACTCTTGAAGTTCATTCAATTGCCGCTTGTTCAACTTGCTGACAGAGTCCGCAAGCTGAACAGATCTCCTGGGTAGTCGGGTACCAGACAAAAGAGTCTGCTTACCTGCCGCTTGGTTCTTGATCATAACGGCGATGGCCAAAACTGTCTTAGGCACAAGATAGACTGCTTTTAAGCTAGTCGGTGCTTGGGACGGGTTCCGGATTACTTTCCTACGGGATGAGGAAACGGAACTGGCCAGTTCACCCTCCAATGCTGACCATGCATTGGTGGGTGGTTTGACGGTGCCAACAGGGTTTTGGTTGTACATTGTATGACTTTCCC